TTGCAGAGCAAAAAATACAGATTGGTATGCTGTTAGTTATTGCAATGCGACAAAACAAGAAATATTTGATATTGCTAGCTATGTTGAAACAGCATATCCAAGTTGTGTACAATTTTTTACTACAAGCGATAGCGATACCATAGAAGGAGCAGAAGGAAATGTATTTGAAATATTGAAACAAAAAAGCTATCGCAGAAGTATAGGACAGTATTCCCAAACGCCATATGCTGTAGTATCTATTATGGGTTATGCTATGGGAGCAAATACAGCAACCATAAATAGTGCTTATACACTCAAATTTAAAACAGAAGTCGGCGTGATACCAGATGATTTATCAAGCCAACAAGCAACAAATTTAGTAAAAAATAATGGTAATTATTATGTCAGACGTGGAAGTGATGATAATTACAATATGTTTGAAAATGGTATTATGTCAGACGGTACATGGTTTGATGAAATATTGAATTTGGATATGCTTGCAAACAATATGCAAATGTCTATTATGGATTTATTAAAAAGCAGACCCAAAATACCACAGACAGAGGCAGGGGTATTGTCTATTAAATTGGTAATAAAATCCGATTTGGATAAAGCTGTAAAAATTGGCTTTATTGCTCCAGGTGTATGGAATGGTCCTGATATATTGGAATTGTCACAAGGCGATACTATGCCAGAAGGATATATGATATTGTCAGAGCCTATTTCAGAACAAAGTCAAGCAGATAGAGATGCTAGAATTGCACCGCCTATTTATACACCTTTGAAATTAGCGGGTGCAGTACATTCTGTTGTATTGCAGATTGATGTAAATAGGTGATATCAATTTTTGTTGAACGATGTTGTATAGTATGCTATAATACATAACATGGTGACCATAACGGGCAGTCAGCCTCCCTCCATATTGGAAGGCGGTGATTGATTATGATGACTACAACGCTAGTCATTTTAATCCTTGACTTTAAGTCAAAAAAATAACTGCCCCGTAGCCTAAGGGCAGTTATTCGTTTAAGCAAATAACACCAAAAGAGGCTGACCGCTTAACACCTTCTGGGAAAAGGCGGTGGTCACCTTATTTTATATAGTATATCATTTGAAAGAAATTTTGTAAAGTGTCTGTTATAATGCAGGCGCTTTTTTTTATTGTAAAGGAGGAAACAAAATGAATTATAGTACATATGCATTTGAAGATTTGTCTGTTGTATTATCTCACCCATCGGTAGGACAGTTTGTTTTTCAAGGTACAGGACTTGGTTCTATTACATTTGCTATGGCAAATGATTCTTCTGCACATGATGTAGCGTCAGACGGCTCTGTTATGACATCAAAAATAAAAGCTGGAAATGGTACAGTTACCATATCTGTACAACAGACATCACAAGCGAATGCTTTTTTAAGAAAAATGTTTAACTATTTGTATACTGCGCCATCTTCTGAATGGGCTCAAATATCGTTAATGGCAGAAAGTAAAGTAATGGGTGTGACACATACCGCAACAAATATGTCATTTCAGAAAAAACCAGATGGAGCATATCAGCAAACAGGACAACAAATTTCATGGGCGTTTTTAGCAGGAGATTTACAAGAATATTGATAGGGGTGTTTGAATATGAACGAAAATACAAAAACAATACAAGTAGAGGAAAGAACATTTTTAATAAAAAAAATGAATGCAAAATCAAGTTTAAAGCTGGCAAAGACAATATTAGCAAAGTCATTGCCAGCTTTTTCTGTATTCTTTGAAGAAACAAAAGCAAAAAAAGTAGAAACAGTAAAAGAAAATGATATGTTTTTGGCAATACAAAATTGTTTGGACTCATTGGAAGATAACGATTTAGACAAAGTAATTGATACATCATTGCAGCATTGTTCTGAAATACTTCCAGCAGGTGCAACAAATGTTTTAAATATAGATGGTACTTATGGTGTTGCAAATATAGATACAGATGTTGTATTAACATTGCGTTTAGTTACAGAAGTACTTTTATTCAATTATGAGGGTTTTTTCGACGTAAGCCTTTGGCGTTCCAAATTCAGTCCGATTGTGGATACATTCAAGCAAAATGTGAAAATGTAGAAGATATGCTATATGCTCCAGTTATTGCAGGCTATTGGAAACAATATGAAACATGGGACGGAACATATACGCTTGATGATTTGCTTGATATTACAGAAGTCATGATTGTTAAAAATGAAAATGAAAAACGAGAATACCAATATATGGAGCAAGAAAGAGAGGTGAGAAAAAATGCCGGCTTCTGAATATATTAAAGAATATCTTGTATCGTTAGGTATGCAGGATAATTTTACTGAAAAATTAGGAGAAGCACTTGATGAAGCAGATGGAGAAGTAAGCAGTTTTGTAAAAGGTTTTGTTAAAAAATTTGCTGTTGCAGGTACAGCAGTGGTTTCGCTTATTGGAGCAACCAGTATAGGTGTTGCAAAATTTTTAAATCATATAGCAAATGCAGAAAAAGAAATAGCGGACTATGCCGAGGAAATAGGAGAAAGTAGAGAGGAGGCATATAGATTAAAAGCAGCACTTGACGCTATGGGCGTATCTATGGAGGACATAGAAGCAAGCGAAGAATTACAGAAACAATTTAAAATATTGCAGGAGGACGCTCAAAAAATACAAATTCCTGATATGTCCGTTGGAGTAGAACAAGTCAATAGTATGAAAGTGGAATTTTTAAGGCTAAAACAACAAAGTATGCTTGCTCTTACATGGATAGGACACTATACCATGAAATATTTACAGCAACCTCTTGAAAAAACAAAACAACTATTTGGTGGCTTAAATGATGTTATATTAAAAAATATTCCAAAATGGTCAAAAGGTATAGGCTTTTTTCTCTCCTCTATTGTAAGATTAGGGCTTACTGTCATAAGAGGCGCAAAGGCAATATTTGACGCTATCAAAAAAATATTCGATATGATACCAAAAGAAATCAAAATTGTAACAGCTTTATTAGCTGCATTAGCATTATTTATTAGAGCAGGACCTATTGGAAAATTGATGTTTATCATTACAGCTGCATTACTTTTATTGGAAGATTTTTTTGTTTATGTAGATGGTGGAGAAGCTTTACTCGGTGGATTATGGCAAAAGCTCATTGATATTTACAATACATTAAAAGAAAGTGGCGCAATAGAAAAGTTTAAACAATGTTTTATTGACGCTATGGAATCTATCAGACAATGGATATTAAATACAAAGAATACGGTAAAAGACCTTTTTAAACAATTTCAAAATAGTAGTTCTATTGAAAAAGTAAAGAAATTATTTATAAATTTAAAAGAAATATTATTTTTGGTATTAGATACTTTAAAAAATATAGGTAGGACATTTTTAGATAGTTTCGGAGGAAAAGGAAAGACATTTTTAGAATGGATAGTATCTGTTGGACTACCTTTATTTTTAGATTTACTAAACGGTGCTGTAAGTGCCATTAAAATAATACTACAATGGTTGAATAAAATCAGTGATTCAGAAAGTATTATAAAAGGTATTGGCATTGCCTTTTTAGGCTGGAAAATTGGTAAAGGAATCAAAAACGGTATACAGTCACTTGGGGATAACATTACAAATTTAAAAGAAAAATGGCAAGATTTTAAAAATTTATTGACTCATTCAGTTGATGTTGTAAAGAATATGGCAAGTGCGAGTAAAAAGGTAGTCGGTGCTATTGTAAAATATGGAACAAAAATAGCAAAAACAGCATTAAAAGTAATAAAGAGTGCAGGCTCTATAATTGTAAAAGGAATAAGTTCTGCAATCAGTTTTTTTACTTCTCCTATGGGATTGATTGTATTGGCAGTTGCTGCGCTCATTACCATTGCAATACTTGTTATAAAAAATTGGGATAAAGTAAAAGCGTTTTTTATTGCATTTGGAAATAAAGTAAAAGACGTTATGACAGAAGCAGTCAATTTTATACTTCAAAAGTGGCAGGATTTTAAAAATAAATTTGCAAATTCAGATTCCTTTTTTGGCAGAATCATGCAGGCAATCGCTACAACAGTAGAGAATTTTATCAGTATCATAATAGATTTTTTTCATATGCTTTGGGAAAATATCAAGTTAATTTTCTCTGTTGTAAAAAGTTTGATACAAGGAGATTTTGATGGTGCGTATCAAGCTGTTGTTGCTATTTGGAATAACATTGTTGCGTTTTTTAAAAATCTCATTGCTAAAGTCGTTTCTGCAATCAAACAAGTATTTTCTCCTATTGTGAATTGGTTTCAAAGTAAAGTAAATGACATCAAAAATAAATTTTCAAGTATTCCTCAATATATACAGCAAAAATTTTCAGAGGCAGTAAATAATATTAAAAATGTTTTTCAGCCTGTAGTGGATTGGTTTGAAACAAAGGTTGATAAAATAAAAAGCACTTTTAATGGTATTGGAGATAAATTAAGCGGTGTGAAAAATTTTGTATTTGGCGGAAATAGTGAAAATGGTTATGCAGAAGGCGGAATTGTTACACAACATCAAATAGCTGAAATTGCAGAAGGAAATCAGCCAGAATTGATTGTACCATTAACAAAAAAAGATAGAGCAAAACAGCTTTTGCAGAAAGGGGCGGACTATTTAGGGCTTTCAAGATTTCAACCAAAGCAAATACAAAAGACAAAAGGAATGTTAGAGCAAGTAGCAAGCAATATGGCAAAATTACAAACAGGATTGACAGCAACAACATATCAAACCACAAATCAAACAGTATCAAACCAGTACTTTATTGATATGACTTCAAAGTATACTATACATGATACGTCTGGTAAACCAGAATCAACAGCAAAGGCGATTGATAGGACAGTACAAAAGAGGATTAGAAATTTGCAAGGAGCGTTATAAAATGGAGGTGATTTTATGGCTTCTTATGGTATGCCGCCTTATAGAGAGGAGGATATTCCGCAATTAGTAGGAATCAAAACAAATAGAAAGCTATTTTTTTGACGCATTTTTGAAAGTAGACCACACAAGCAAATTAACCATGACAAGTCACCCTGTGGAACAAGGAGCAAATATAACAGACCATGCTTATTTAGAGCCACAAAGTATTACTATGGAAATTGGCATGAGTGACGCTTGTGTTAGTTATGTATCTGGGCAGTTTCAACAAAAATATACTCGTTCTGTCAGTGCATATGATACTCTTTTAAAATTACAGGCAGAAAGACAACCTTTAACAGTGCATACAAGACTAAAAACATATAAAAATATGTTAATTGAAAATATTACTGCACCAGATGATTATACAACGCTATTTGGTTTAAAGGCAACAGTGACATTAACAGAAATCATTACAGCAAAAACGCAAGCTGTTCTAATAGAAAATAAAACAAGTGCAGAGCCTCAAAAAACAGGTACAACGAAAAAGGGAACGATACAGCCTATACCAAAAAAAAATGTTTCAAAACCAGTACAAGCAAAAGTAGAAGAAAAAGTTATTAATAAGTCAGCACTAAAAGTACTGTCTGGAATTTAGAAAGCTGGTGAAAATATGCAAGAATATAACTACTGTATGATACCGCTGACAACAGAACCAAATCAACAGATGTATATAAAAGTACCCATTGACAATAAAAACATTCCTTTTTTACTCACAATACGATACAACAGTATAGGAGAATATTGGAATATAGATATCAATGATGATAAAGGGGAAACAATACTTTCTGGACTTCCTTTATTAGCAAGCGAATATCCAGCAGCAAATGTATTAGAACAATATAGTTATTTGCAAATCGGCTCTATGTATGTTATTAAAATCAATGATTCTATTAAAAAAGAAAATCCTGATATTACAAATTTAGGTACTGATTTTATATTAGTTTGGGGGGATACGCTTGAGTGAATTTAGCGAAAATGTTCTTTTTGGCAGAAAATATAGAGTCATTGTCAGTGATGTAAATGGAGTAGGTATTGATGTGTCTGAATTGAGATGTACATTCCAAATTGAAAAATCTATATCAGAAACACCAAATTATGCAGAGATTGTGTTATATAACTTATCTGCACAAACAGAAAACAGCATTATAAAAGAAGGAGCAAAGGTCATACTTGAGGCAGGGTATCAAAATCCACAGTATGGTCTTATTTTTTCAGGTGATATTGTACAGCCGTTAAGAGGAAAGGAAGATAACACAACATATACATTAACACTAATATCACAAGACGGAGATTTATTTTATAACAAGGGTATTATCAATGCGTCTTTTAGAGCAGGGCAAACAACAAGAAATATATTAGAAAATATGACAAAACAATGTTCTAATGCTTTAGAATTAGGGCAAATTTCAGATAATTTAAGTCAAACGGCATTGCCAAGAGGAAAGGCACTTTTTGGATTAACAAGGGATTATTTCAGACAAATGGCAAAAAGTGAACAAGCCGCTTTTTACATCAACAACAACAAAATTGATTTTGTAAAAGCAATGGATTTGCCTACAAATGAGGTCATTAAACTAAACGGCAAAAGTGGTTTAATCGGTATGCCAGAACAAACAGAAGAAGGAATACAAGCGACTTGTCTTTTAAATCCTTTGTTAGACTTAAATAAGATGGTTTCAATAGATTTGCGTTCTATACAACGTCAAAAGGTAGATAAAGAAAACGGAATCAAAAATATAGAAGGCTCTGGAATATTTAAAATTATTAAATTGACGCACAAAGGGGACACGAGAGGCGACGAATGGTATACAGAGTTTACAGCGGTCGCACAATCTGGAGCTATTCCAATAACAGGAGATTCTATGAGATAGGAGAAAAATATGAACATTAGTGAGTTGATTGGAGATACAGAGGAATCATTAAAATCTATGACTGAAAATTATATTAATAATATGCGTGTAGCGATACCTGCAATCATAGTACAATTTGACAGTCAAAAACAAACAGCGTCCGTACAACCTGCTATCAAAGATACATTACAAGGAAATTTTGTAGCATTGCCAGAGCTTTCCGATGTCCCTGTACAATTCCCAAGAGCAGGAGGATATAGTTTAACATTTCCCGTAAAAGCAGGTGATGAATGTTTGCTTGTATTTTCAGATATGTGCATTGACGGCTGGTGGCAGTTAGGAGGAATACAAAATCAAGCAGAAAAAAGACGACATGATTTGTCAGACGCTTGCGCAATATTAGGTATTACAAGTGTACCAAAAGCATTAAAAAATGTTTGTATGGAAGGGTTACGACTTCAAAAGGATAGTGGTACAGATTACATTCAAATATCAGAGCAGGGAATAGTATTAAAATCAAAAAACATCAGAATAGAAGGAAATACGATGATAAATGGAGATTTAGAAATTACAGGAAATACAAATATTGGCGGTATTTCATTTGCAAGTCATATACATGGTGGTGTAGAAACAGGAAATGGAAATACACAAATACCAAAATAAGAGGTGATTTTTTGCAGTATAGGGCTTTAGATAAAAATGGAGATTATACACTAGGACAAAATGATATAAAACAAGGTAAAGAGGCAGTTGCGCAAGCAATCCAAACAAGATTAGCATTGCTTTATGGGCAATGGTGGGAGAATACAGAAGATGGATTACCATTGTTTGAAAAAATATTAGGTAATTACGGCAATCATAAAGAAATGATAGATATATTGATTACAGAACGTATTGCAGAAACAAAAGATGTCAAAGAAATAAAAAGTTATAATAGTACATTTCAAAATCGTGTATATCGTGCAAATTGTATTGTAGAAACAATATATGGTACGATTTCAGTAGATATTTGAAAATATAGGAGGTTTTAATATTGTATTTTAAACCTTATATTGATGAAAAAGGAATCCATATTCCTAGATATATTGATATTGTAGAGGACTTAGTAGAACACGCTAAGTCCATTTTTGGTGCAGATATTTATTTGGAAAATGATAGTCAAGACTATGAAATCATATCAGCACAAGCATCAAAATTATATGACGCTATGGAATTATTACAAAGTGTATATGAAAGCAGAAGCCCCAAAACTGCTATAGGCTCTGCATTAGATAGTGTTGTAAAAATAAATGGTATGAAAAGAAAGGTACAAACAAAAAGTACTTGTGATGTATTGGTTACAGGTGTACCCAAAACACAAATTATAGAGGGCATTGTAGAAGATATAGAGGGAGTAAAATGGGATTTGCCAGACATTGTTGTGATACCAGAAAGCGGAAGTATCAAAGTAACTGTTGTGTGTCAGGAATTTGACCATACAGCAGATAAAAAAGAAATTTGTAAAATTGGTACACCAACGGCAGGCTGGGAAAGTGTCATAAATGAGCAAGAGGCAATAAGAGGACAGGCATTTGAAACAGATGGAAATTTGAGGGCAAGACAAAATATCAGTACTTGTAAACCTTCTAAAACAGTATTAGAGGGGACAATGGGCGGTATTGCTGAAATCAGTGGCGTATCCAGACAAAGAGTATATGAAAATTTTGATAGTATGCCAGATGAAAACGGTATACCAGGGCATAGCATAGCTGTTGTAGTAGAAGGCGGAGATAATCAGGAAATTGCAAAAGAAATTTATTTAAGAAAAACACCAGGTACAGGAACATATGGTACAGAAAATATAATTGTTACAACGCTTGATTTTTATAGAAAACCAGAAGAAACTGTGATTTCATTTTTTAGACCAGTTTATAAAGATATTTTTGTTACCGTTACAATAAAAGCATTGTATGGCTATACAGTAGAATTGGGAGAAAAAATAAAACAAAATATATCAGAATATTTAAACGCATTAAGGATTGGTGATGATTTATCTATTTCTGCTATTTGGGGTGTCGCACTTTATGCTATGCAGGATTTAAAAATACCTTCTTTTTCTATTGTAGAAGTAACAGCAGGTACAGAAAAACAAAACCAAAGTACGCAAGATATTGATATATTATTTCAAGAAGTAACAAGAGGAAAAAAAGAAAATATTGAAGTGATTGTATTGTAGGTGGTGAAATGGACAATAAAAAATATTTGGATTTGATTGTACCAGAACATAGAAAGCCTAAATTTTTAAAATGGCTAAGCTGTATATTGGAAAAAATCAGCGACATAGAACATTGCGCAGAAACAATATGCATTTGTTTTGATTTGGATAATGCAAAAGGAAAGCAACTTGACATATTAGGGGAATTAGTAGGAACAAAAAGAGAATTGACATTTCAGCCTAGTAAAAATGAAAGCTCTATATTACAAGATGATATTTATAGAACGGTGATTAGAGCAAAAATAGGTATCAATCATTGGGACGGCACCATACCTAGTATTTATGCATTATGGAAAAATTTGTTTCCAGATTATAAGTTGTATATCAAAGATAATCAAGATATGTCAATGGACGCCATTGTAATGGGAAATTTAACAGAATTAGAAAAGGAATTAGTACATAATGGCTATATTGTTCCTCGTCCAGAAGGAGTAAAGCAAAATACAGCAACAGCGTCAGAAATTGCTATACCAGAAAAAAGCTTGCATATTGCAGGTGCAGTATTTCGTCCCATAGTAGAAACAATACTCCCAGAAATAAAAGATAATATTGATTTTCATACAGATATAGCAATTTTAGCAAATAGCTATAATATAGGGTATACTACACTTCCGGAAATAAAATATGAATTTGATTTTTATACCAATATTATGGTTTTATTGAAAAATTGTAGTATAGAAAGTACAACATTACCAGAACTGAAATATTAGGGGTATTTTTAAGTAAGGAGGGAAAACAATGTCAGAAAAAAAGCCTTATGGATTTACAATTACAGTACAAGGAAGAAACTTTTTAGCAAAACAAGTAGCAGGAGAACAGTTGAATATTTCAAGAGTGATGGTAGGAAGTGGAATTGTGCCAGAAGATACAAATTTGGTATATTTAACAGATTTGGTACAGCCAGTGGCACAAGCAACATCAACATATCCTATTGCAGAAAAAGATACCGTTTCATTTATTGTAGAATATAGAAATGATTTAAATGGCGGATTAAAAGAGGGTTTTTGGTTAAGGGAATTTGGTGTGTTTGTCAGAGATGGCGAAGATGAAATATTGATATATTATGCAACATTGGGAGATTTCCCCCAATTCGTTATAGCTTACAAAGATGGTGTTGTTGATATTAGACGATATCCTGTTACACTCAAAATATCTGATAAAATAGATGTTAAATTAGAATATCCAGCACTTGCATTTGTAACAGAAGAAAGATTTTGGAAATTACTAAAAATGGAAGCAGTACCTTATTTAGAACGTATTATAAAAAATTCTACTATACAGAGGAATATTGTGATACCTGCAACAGCATGGATGGAAGAAATTGCAGAGGGCGGAGGGGGAGGCGTATGCGTGAATGTGGTGCAAAAAGATGTCACAGATGAAATGATACCAATTGTGAGTATATTTCGGGAATGTATGAGTATTGCTAGAAATTGTGGCATGAGTACCACAGCAGAAACGGTGAACGGCGGTGTGC